AATTATGTTTTGATTTCTTGATATATCCATCAACATAAGTAACTATCTTTCCGGGCTTGTTTCTGCCTTTCTGGAAGAGTTCGTTTTGTTCATCGGATGTTCTATGTCCGTGAGTTATTCCGAAGTCGTAAGGGCTTGCTTTTATAGCTTCAATTGCCAATAATTGTAAATCTTCATGGCAAGTGCTTAATCTCTCGATACTATTTGCGCTAAATTTATACATAATTAGTAATTTATTATTCTATCTTCCGGCAACCATGTCTGTTCTTGAATCGAATCTACTGCAAACCTAACCTCAATATTATTGTCAATTCTCCATAAGTGACTGCGTTTTTCGCCTTCAATTATAGAAAGCCAAACATCATTATTATTTCGCTTTGCATTTACGGTTATTCCGGAACTTTCAAAACTCAAATCAAAAGTATCTGATCGAACATTCATTGAAGCAATCAGATTTTCAAAATACTCTATAGTATCATATCTCAATTGTCTTTCCATCTGCATATCATCTTCAGAATAGCAAATAATAGTGTCCGGCTCCTGGCATGTTGCAGCCATAAGAGCCAGACTAAAAAGCAGTAGTGTGGTTATTTTTTTCATTTTCTTTCTTGTTGTTTGATTATTTTGATAGCTTCATTTAGTGCGTTGGTGGTCTTATCTATAAGCTTACCCTGATCATCCAATACTTGCTTGTAAAAAGCTATTTGTTGTTGATTGTTTTTGTATAAATAAAACATCAATATAACAGCAATTGGAGCTTGAATAAGAACATCTATATAGTTTCCGAAGTTCTCCATTAATTATCCTTTTTAGAAATCTCACTTTCATAAAGAAAAAGTACCATATCAAACGTTTTTTGTGCTCGTTCATCATTTTTTTTCTGCACTTCATCATGAGCATTCCACCTTTTTTCTTGGTCAGCTTCATATTCAATCTTATCCATCTTACTATCTAACATTGTTCTTCTAATTCCAACAGATGTTAAGATAAATGTAATAAAGCTCATTAAAATTAATTTCGCTATGTCTTCCAGAGTCTTTTTCCCCATGCCAGTAAATTTATGAACAAAAGAGCAATACACATTAACCCTGTTGTAATTATTCTTAACTTATTTTCGTTCACACTTACAATGTAATCATCAAATGGCACGTTGATAAAAGTAAGTTCATAAATTGCTAACACAACAAAAAATATAGCAAAAGCCATGCCTGTATACTTTATCGATTTACTAGCTCTTATAAATAAATCAACCGAAATTAAAGCTACGGACAAATAAATACTTGCAAAATAAAATATTGACCAATTAGTCGATCCCCCAACCGCCTTATAGTCAAATAGCCATTCTGCAAGAGCAATTATCGCTATACCTATCAGTGTAAGCATAATTAATCCTCGTCATTATTTTCCTCAGGGTTATCCTCAGTTGGTTTTGTTGGTTTAATTGGGTGGTCATCTTCTCTAAATAGTTTCATAATCCTCGTTTTTAATTTAATTTAATTGTTTCAGAACCGTCCGGGATTGTCCCGTCTGGTATATTACCCCCAGGCACATCAGTTGAAATAAATCCACTTGTAGCCGTAACAGGTGTATAATCCTTTATTCTTTTGCCGAAAATAATGTTTTGTAATTGTATGTTGTAGTGATTTGATACATTGTTATCAATGGCAGAATCAACAAACTTAAAGGGATTCTCAATAATCTTTTGTGAGTTATTGTAAAATTCCAAGACCGGAACCCACCCGTATATTGATTGTTTCAGTATGTTTATTAAGTCTAAATTAGAATTAATAAATCCGATTTGCTTCCAGGTAATTGTATTTTTATAAGTTAATCGATTGTTTCCAGATCTTCTGTGTTCAAAAGTATAACCTAAATCAATAGTGTAGCAATCGGAATTTTCAACCTCAACAACTTGCCCGGTGTTTGAAATATCCCTAATGGTATTCTCATCAATATAAAACAACGAAAGCCCTTTAGCTTCGTAAAATGTAAATCGATATATACCCGCTTGTTCTTCCATTATTTTATCTTAATCAAAATTGTTCCTCCCTGGAATTCGTCTCTGAAAGCTTTTCCATTATCCGAAACACTAAACCAACCATCGGAATCAACTGGTTTTATATTTACATAAAAGCTATTACCTGAAATAATATTTAATTCGCTCAATTGAAACTCAGGAGTCCAGGTGTTACCGTCATCAACAGATATTAATAATTTACTTTGATTAGTTGTTATAATTATAGTATCGTTTGATTCATATAAATTTGCGCCTGAATTAGATAAATCTATTAATGTTCTATGATTCAGAATATTTTTGATGTTAGCATAAGCCATTCTATACACACCTTGGTCGTTCTTACCTAAATTATCATCTGAGACTAAAGTCAATGAATCGTTTTCCCAATGAATCCCACCTGCCTTAAACCTTCCTGCATCATACCAACTTGCAATCGTATCGGTTGATAGTGTTGAGTCATTTATAAAGTAACTTCGATATAATTTTGATTCGTTTTCAGCATCTCCTGTACAGAATACAATTGAATCTTCGGCAAAAGTAAAATCGTGTATATGCCTAGCGATAATTGGGTTTCCTGCATCACCTAACAAATTACCCGTTGTACCTCCATCCGTTGTACCGTCGTCCCTAACATCAGGATTTTGTCCGAACTCATAACCTACACGCCACGTTCGGCCTGTATCGGCACTAAACCATAATATAGTTGGCACAGCTCCACCACTTACATTCCCGTAATTTCCAACGGTTAATATATATCTGCCTTCAATCATACCAGCCTTTATTCTTCCCACTTCATTAAAGTATAGCCCCGGAAAATCTGGATTAACAGGAGTATGGAAAGTAAATGGTGTGCCGTCTTTTTCAATTACTGAACCCGTTACAATACTCGTTAATGAGTCATCTGAATAGTAAGCTGTATTTTCATTAAAAAAGCTCACCACATTATCATCTGATACAAAAGCGGTTTGAACTTTTTTAGCTACGTTAAAAAATTGCTTGTATGGATATGTTGAGCCATTGTCTAAACTTAAATATATTGTGTCATTCGTATAAATTAGCTTCTTCGCTGCCTCTTGATATAAAATAATCGGATTATTTACATTGATACTCGCTACCCTATTGACCTTATATTGTACATAATCGTTTTCGTGGGTTATTGTTTCAGCATTAAACGATCCTATGTAATTATTTAAAGCATTATTAATTACAGCGACTTCTGAGTCTGTTAAATATTCAGCAACATAAAAATAGCTAATTGTGTTCTTGGTCGTGTTAATAATACTATTATCTTGATTCATTGAACTGAGATATATGTCTTCATCAGGAGCACCCACATAAGTGCGTATATTATTATACAATCTATTGTTATCCTCATCGATTACAATCACACTATCAGCATTTCTAATTAAATGAAAAGCCCCGATTATTTTTGATGATACAGTTGTTATTGGAGTGGTTGTATTAACAAATGTGTTTTTAGTGAATCCAACATCTCCAGTTTTTCTACCGATTTGTATGTTTGCAATGGTTGATAAATCATAAGCCCCAAATTGATTTCCGTTATCATCGTATTTATATAAATCATTGGTATATATTCCATAAACAACGCTATCTTCTATTCCTTCGGTGAATGGATTATAATTAGTATTAGCGTATGCGTGATTTACAAATGAACCATATCTAATTCCCTCTAGTCCCGAGTTTCTAAAAAAGTGAGGTTTTTGGTTTTCTGGATAACTTATCGCGTCATCACCTACCCATGAGTGCATTGTGCTTGAATCTGAATAGCCGTAGAATACATATAGGAGTTTGATTTTATTCAAAACAGTGTCTAAATCATCAAAAGCGGTTGAAATTGGTAATTTGTAAGGAACATGTATTTCATATTCACGATTAAAATAAGTAATAGCATTTATATTATAGATATTCGTGTCATTTACAGCATAATTAAATTTATTTCGCCATGTTTCAAAATCATCCGATCCATAAATTATTGTATCTAATGAATTTTGAGTTTTAGCATAAATATATGTATTAACTTTTATGCTCCAAGTTAAAAGGCTATCAACACCTAACAGTATAGTGTCATTATTAACTCCCTTAATTCCTGAATTGAATTTTTCGGACCAGATCTGCATTGTTGTATCTGCTAAATAATAATCAATTTGCTCAGTATCTTCAACAGCACAATTATAAATTGATAAAAATATAGCGATATATAAAAGTATTCTTTTCATTATCCTAGTTTTATAGTTGTTTCTTCATCTGGTATAAAACCATCTTCAACGGTTGCGCCGGCTATATCAGAACTCAATAACTCATTACCACCCCTGCACCAATTTCTAATTTGATTCTCTTTAAATCTTCCTTCAGCTTCAACACCAACCAACACAGAATTGTATACTTTAAATTTAGGTGTTATTCTATATTGCTGAACTTCAGAGCCTTGCAACCTAATGCTATCAAGCTGATAAATCTGTATCATTATTTCATCTGCAATTATTTCAAGCTCTTCAATTGCTGCGTTCATTTCTAGGTCAGTTGCATAAACTGAGTCGTCAGCCTTGACAAGAAATTGCATTATTATTCTGGTTCCGGCTAATATGCTGGCATTTTGTTCAATCGATTTATCTTTTGGTATCTCGTTATTTAGAATGATTAAAGGAGTATCAAGAGTCATTGAAGCAATGTCAAAACTTGCCCGGTTAGCTTTAAACCATGAGCTTAACATATAATGAGCATCAGGGTATTTGGTTTCTACAATATCGGATATGTCACTTGTTAAACTCATTTTTGTTTATTTATCATTTCGCCAAATCTATTTTCAAAGTTAACACTTTCTTTGTTGCCAATCAATATTTTGGTTGCATACACATCGTTTAGCTCAAAAACCTCGTCATCATTCCGGTTCAATAGTTTGCAAAGCGTTTGAATTTCATAAAAGTTAATATGTGGACTAAGTTTTTTAATCCCTGCTTGCTCTCGTTGAGCCTCATATTTATCAATTGTCTTGACATCTTCAAATAATTCATTGCGCCTTTTCTGCCAATTAAAAAACGATTGGCCAAAAAAAAAGCGGTTGGAAGTATTTTTTTGTATGGCTCCTTCAATAATTTATCCTTTAATTCGTTGATATTATCAATATTCATCGGATCATCGACAATGCCAGTTGCTAAAATAAAACAAAGTAATTCCTCTTCTTTTAACTTCCTGGCGTTTTCCTCAATCATGAATCTTTGTCCTACTGTTGATAAATCAATATCTTTAAAAATAATCAGTTCTTCACCTATTATCATGGTTTTTGGTGGTGATATTTTAGTGTAATCCTCCAATACTCCCAACCTTTTTAATAGTTTTTTTGTGCCTTTTACCTTTAAATTAAAAGCCGCTTTGTAATCGATCCCCAGTGTAACGGATAAATAAGTAACAATATTCACATCTTTTTTAGATAATTCAATGAATTGACTAACTGTTAGCTCATCCATTGAAGGCACTTCTTTTTTCTCTTTGTTAATGGTTAATGTTATCATTCTTTTATTATGTCTCTTAAAATTGTTTTCTCCGATACTCCGAAAATACGACTAAGTGCATAAACCGTATCACTAGTTGTTTTAGTATTCCCTAATCCTTCAGCTAATTGATGTAATTCTTTAGCCGCTTTTTTAGGATTATTGATTGCTTGTTTCACCAAGCTTACACGTATATTCAAAAGTTCTTTGTTTCTTTTCATACTACTGATACATCAATTACATCTTGTCTATCTTCCAAACCTGTTTTAATATCAACCGTTTGTACGACTATCGGAGGAAGATTTCTAATTACACTCTCTGTAATGTTATTTATGTTTGGTGCTGGTGATTCTTGTTGAATGTCAGCTTGCCCTCCGTCCTGCATACGGCCTCTTTTACTTGACAAAGGTACACCACCGCCAATGCGTTGGTTAATATCACTCAGTGAATTAATATAGGCTGAAGCATCTTTATTAAGAACATAAAAGTTTTCTTTTCCTTCTACGTTGGCAACATGCCGCCCGGAACCTGTGAATAAATCTATTCCACCGCCTGAGTGACTTGGGCCTTCGAAAGTTCCAAAGCTTGCGCCTTTTTTAGCGAGTGGAACTTTACCGCCTTTAGCAAATTTTTGATTTCTGATTGTTGCTATTTGAAAGGCTGTTGCTGTTGCGGCTGCGCCTGCTGCAATTATACCAGCCGGGATAAATGGCTGAGTCAATAAAGCATTTAAAAATACTAATGAACCCTTAACAATAGCTTGCCTTATTGCTAACTTCTGATTTCTTTTAGCAAATTTCTTTTCAATTGCTGCTTTTTTCTCTTCATTATCTCCTGCGGCTGCTAATTCAGCTTGTAATTTAGCGTTATTTTGGTCAATTAAAAACTGAGTGGCTTGACCTGTGATATCTTGTATTGCACTAATAGATTGCTTTAAAATATTACGCCTGGCAGCGGCTTGGTTTTTTGTATCTTCTGTTTGCTGTTCTTGAGCTTCAAGATTTATCTCTACTGATTTTCTAGCTGCTTCCTTTTCAGCTTCTAGCATTAAATCAATATTTTCTAGCTCTCTTTCTATTTCTTCATCAATTTCGGCTTGGGCTAATTCTTTTTCAGCTTGTTTTTCTGCATTAATCTGATTAATAGCTGTCTGTCTTTCGCTCTGGAATCTCCTGCGCCTTTCCGCATTTGTAGTTTCTAAATCAATTTGAGCCTTCTCAAGTTCTGCAAGTTTTTCATAATCTTCAAGCCTATTTTCACCTTGAGCCATTTCAAGTTTCTGAATCTGTACCCTTTCGGCTGCAAGATCCTCTTCAATAGCTAATATCTCATTTTGTTTATTGATAGCTTCATCAAGTAGATCCAATCTTTGCTGTGCTGTTGTATTTTCTCTGTCTGCTGCCTCTGCTCTTAATTGTGCGATATCTCTGTTAAGCATTGCAACATCAGTTAAGGAGCTTATTTCATCTCTTCTTAATTCGTTTTGTTTTGCTGCAATTGTCTCGGCTCTCTTTAAGTTTTCTTCTAAATCTGCATTTAATTCATCAAGTTTACCCTTTACTGCATCAATGGCTTTGCCTGCGTTGTCTTTTAAGGTATTCCAAAGCCCGTTATCTTTAACATCTTCACCAAATTTTTTAAGTCCTGCCTGAGCCTTATCTTTTAAATTTTTAGCCCAACCCTTTATCCCTCCTTCGGATTCTCTTATATTTTTTGTAAAGTCAGATATACCTTTCCCGGCATTAATTAATTGATCTTTAAAGACACTCACCACACCTTTAGCCTTATTCATTGTTTTATTCCAACGCTCTTGGCCTTCTGCGGAGCCTGTGAAAAATGATTTTAAAGCGGCTCCTGCTCCTGCAATAAGACCAATAAGCCAACCTAATGGTGTTGCAAATATTACTTTAGCAAGCGTTTTCATCATTGTAATTACACTACTAATTGGGCCAGGTAACCCGCTCATGGCTTGCCCGTACTTACCTATATTACCTTTTGCTTTCTCTGTTTGGGTTCCTGATTTTTGATAAGCCTTATCAAGCTTATTAATTTTCTTTCTTAGCTCTTCAGAACGTTTTGCACCTTCTTTTGTAGATGTGTTTAAAGAATTCCTTTCCCTTATTAATTGGCTAATTGCTTGCTTTAATTGATCACGACTTCCTTTTTCGGATTGTACTATCTTAATTAAATCTTTACGTTGTTTCTTTTCGGCTCCTAATTGGGTTTGTATTTTAGCTTTTTGCTTTGATGCTTCAACATCTGAGATCTGACCCTTTTCAACCTGATCTTTTAATTGAGCTTGGGCAACGGTTAATCCCTCGATTGATTGAGTAAGATCATCAATTCCTTTCTCAGCCTCATCAGTATTATATTCTACATCAATTAAAATCGTTTCGTCAGCCATATTATAAAAACTTAAATAGTTCTACTTTTGTCATCTTTCCTGGTGTAAAATCCTCCATTACTTGAACAAAGAAATTACTTTTAAAATGCTCAATATAAACCAAAGTTAAGAAATCATGACCAATTACATCAAGTTGGTTTAAATCTGCAACACCTTCGATTAATCTTAGCCTATAAAAAGAGTCTAACCAATTCTGATAATAATTAGCTTTCAATGTTCTCCAATCTAATTGAAGGAATCTTCCTAATAATGTCGAGGCTCCTTCTGTTTCATCAATCATATAGACTAATCTATTATTGATTTCGTTTAATCTTTCGGTATCATCGTATATTTCGAAACCAGCAATAGTTTCATTTGCGTTTTCAATCTCGAATTCCTCTGACGCTCCCCACTCTAATTGCAACACATCTACAATGTCTTGTAAGGCTTCATTATTAATCGTAAATGTTTCTTCGCCTAAATCAGATTGCACCGTATCATCATTATCATAAATAAGATTATTAAGCTTGGCATATCCTGAAATCCGATTTGTTTGTGAAAAATTATCTGCATCAAATTTATCAGACCAATCAATTGAATTAAGTTTTGATAAGTTTTTAAGACTCCTTAATTTTATGACTTTATTAAATGAATCAGGTTCGATAATGCTGTTTGTTATTTTTATTGCATCCCTGAATATATCAACCTGCTCCTTTTCTGGCATATTATCGTAAGCTTTAACACGATATCCAATAAGATTATTGCTTGATATATTACCTAGCTCTTGTTCTTCGATGATGGTATAAAGGAAAGTACTATCAAAAGTGAAATCACCGGAACCATTAATTGTTACCTGGACATTTACAGAAGTGTCGCTTCCTGAAGCTTTGAAAGTACTTGTTTTCAAATCAATAAATGTTTGCTCTTTAGAAACAAAGAATTCTTTTGTTTGTTGCTTTCCGCTTGGTGATGATGTGCTAATAAATTTTATTGTTACATCAGTTTCAGCCTCAATATCACCTCTGAGCCTAAAAATAGTGGGCGTGGTTCCTATGGTTACGGTTGTACTAGCTGTTGTTACATTAAATTCAAAATCATTTGTATCTAACCCAGATAAATTTTCTTCACCCGATAGACTTAATGTAGTATCAAGTGTTTTTTGATAACTAGTCACATAAAATACTGCGGCATTGGAAGAAATTGCAATCTTTTCAAGGATACCAGTATCAATATCAATAGTCCATCCTTGCGCCTCAATAGCATCAATCAATATTCTTTCAAATGAAAAACAAGGCCTTGAGTATGTTAACCCTGCATCTCCTGAAGTAAAACGGGTTTTATCCTCTGTTTTTTCTTCATGCATAGCAATTATAGGCCAAATCCATACATTTGTAATTGATAAAGAATTCAAAGCGTTGTAAGATGTATCATTGAATGTGAAATCATATTGATCCCAGGGTAAGCGGTTAATAAGCTGGCTTAGATTTTCAAATAATTCTTTGGAGCTTTCGGATAATTGAAATTGATATGAATCATTTGCCTCGTTGAGAAATCCAACACCATTAAAAATAAAGAATTGATCTATTAATTTGGCTGTATAAAGTTTATCCAATCCCGATCCATTTGTTTCTACACGATCAGCACTCTCAAAAATCTCTTGATTAGTATTAGTTTTTGGTAGTTTAAGCCGATTCGTCGTATCAATATTGCGCAAAGAAAGGTTTGAAAGGTCTATAGCCTTCCTGGTAATAGCAATTACATTATTACCCAAATCCGCTTCCTTTCCGTTTATCTCTAATCTCATTTTGCAAGAGCTAATTCATATTGAATAATATTGAATGTCAAATTATATCGTCCGTTTGTTTGTCTCCATCTGTTAGGATTTCCAACTATCCCGACACGTTCAGTTGTACCATCTTTGAAAACCCTTATAATTTTTTTAGCCACAAGAATAGAACTTAAAACTTTCAAATCATTAAGTGTTAAATCTTCGGCAACTAATTTAATAGGTCTTTCTTCTGATGAAATAATATTTTGAAGTTTTGACTCTGTTTGTAAATTAACAGGTGATGCACTTACATCCTGCGATTCTTCCCAATCAGTAAACAAATAATTCATATAGCTGCCTGTTCTGGAATACCAACCAAGCATAAATTCAAACTCTTCATAATTCGAATCTGACTCGCTTGTTGGTGTCTCAACCTTGATTATTTTTGTGTTTATTGTCGCCATTGTGCAAAGTGTTTCCTATTCTTTAAATAGTTTGGATCGCTTTGGTGTTTATATGCTTCTTTTTCGAATGATATACCTCGATAACCTTTAAAAATCCATTCAATGAAGTATATCAGATAGAAGAAAACAATCAACAATTCCTTTTGTTGCTCTCCATGAATCGACTCGTGCCTTCTCATTATAAGATTATCTTTCTTATAAAAAACAAATGGCCAATGTGTAATTGCATTAAAACCCTTTGCAGGATAGCGTTTTGTCTTAATGAATTTCATTACTCCTCGTGCCAAATAGTTATAAACCCTCTATTATATGATGTTTTATCAAATATTGTTGTGTCAAATTGGCCGCCTGTAACTCTACTCATAAATACATTAGCTCCTTTTAATATCCAAGCTCCATCCATTGCTAGTGCGCTACCTGGAACCGCTGACGATTCAACAACATTAAGACTAAAAGCTTCAGGCCAAATCGCTGCATCATCATCCGCATATATCTGCACATCTACAACTTTTATTTTAGTCCAATCACTTATTCCGTGTGCAATACTCACTGAAATTGTAGTATCCATATTCCAATCACCAATTTGAATTACTTTTTGTTTAAGCTCAATATTGTTATCAACATTAACAGACTCTATATAAATAGAATTATCCTTATTGGTAATGCGATAAATAACATCTGTTACAGTGTTATCAATATAATCTTGCCTTTGTGACACATCAGTTGCCCCGGTAAAGTCTACAGTGTGACCCGCTGATTTAGTTAATTTCAAATATTTAATTTCACCTTGCGCAATATTACTCAATGTGTAGGTGCTATTTGCGCTTTGTGTTACTGTTATATAATCAATATCAGTAAAATCTAATGTTTTGGTTCCTGCGGCTGTATCTGCAAAAGTTACATCTTTGCGAAATGTCAAGCTCTGACAAAAGTTATCATTAAGCACCTCCTTTAGTTCTTCAAGGTCAACAATTGCGGCTAATGCCTCAATAAATACTGCTACCTCATCTCTATTGTTTGCCATATCTAAGTTATTTTAAAATCACTACTAAAATCGTCAGGGCTAAAATCTGGTAATGTTGAATACTCAGCCACAAACTCAATATATTCTGTATCTGAATCATAAACAAAATCTTTATCCAGATTAATAAAAAACAATCCTTGTTCTGAAGCGTTCAAAGTTGTTATTGCATTGTCAGCTACTAAAAGACTTTGGTTAATGTCAAGCTCATCAAATGATATTGCTAAACCGGACCCATCATTGTTTAATTTAGAATGAGTCAAGATAATACCATATGGATAACCCTTCCATAGTTTTGGTTCGTCAAGTTCATTAATTAAGCTTTCATATTCTGCCTGCTCAGTTCCATAGTATAATATTATTTCCTGATCAATTAGTGTGAATGTTGTTGAGCTATCCTCATATACTTCTCTATACTGAACTTTGAAAACAACCCTTGATTCTTCAAGTAGTTGGGTGATATATTCAAAGAAAATTATGTTTAAATCATTTGCAATAGATGTATCAATTGTTACATTTCCGGCATTGTCCCCGTCGTCAATTAGTGAGAAGGGTAAAATCTTTATTGATGAGTTATCCGGGTCGATTAATTCACATTCTAAGTGCCAATTTTTTAGATAATTTATGTATCCAGTATTAGAGCTTTCAACAAAATTAATTTCCGCATCAATTGTGTTTGCTGTAATTGCGGTTATGGTTCCAGTTTCATCATATTGATAACCTGTTGTTCCAATAGCATTAAGATAAACCTGATCGCCAATAGATAGAATACTTGTTAAATCACTGCCAATTGTAATACGAACGAATGAACCAACGCCCAACCCAACAGAAGTAATTGATAAATCCTCCCTTTTAAATTTGTACTCTACAGGAAGAAAGCCAGCAAATAAGTTCTTCACAATGCCGCCTTCAGTTATAACCGGGCTTTCTGTTACTGCTACGCTCATATCTTATTAATACCTTTCATTTTTACTAATAAATCTTGTTTGGCCCACCTTGGAGCCTCGCGGTTTAATTCGTCAAGTAATGCTTTTCTCTTCTTATCAAGTTCAATACCCTTAGAACTATTTTTAAAAATCTCTGTTCCTTCTCTAGCAATCTTACGACCAATTAAATAAGGTGAAATCTCAACAGGTTTGTTAACTGCCCACTCTGTTATAACATCTACAGGGGGAAATCTCCCAGGGGCACGACCTTTATCAAGATAATACATGTAGAAAATACCGTATGAAGTGACAGAATTTTTGCGCTCATTAACCTCAATACGCATTGAATTTGCAGCCTCTTGAGTGTTATCAATGCCTTTTGAGCTTAAATCATCCCTTATCGATTGATTGAATTGCTCTACTAGTTTTTCGGTATTGTATAGTAATTCACTCATTATGGATCTACAATGTGACCTTCAGCAACAACTAAAAATGAAATTATACTCGATAAATCATCTTGTACTAAAAATTCTAAATCCTCTCCCGGAGCAAGTCTTATAACTACCCCAATTTTAGATTGACCACCAAATGTTAAACGTGATGTAAAACCGTCTTGTCCTTGTTGTGGGTTAGTGGCAGATGCAACATCCCAATCATACATCAACCCGGCTAAGTCTTGATTTGTTTTCGCGTTAAATATATTATAGTACGTGCCGTCACGTTTTCGTAATACTAACCCGTTAGTTATACCCCCGGCTATATCTGCAAATGTTGATAAATCAACCGCCGAAGTGGTTGTACATGTAAATATTATTCTCGTTACGTCAATAGTAATTCCAATAGGTGAAGGAGAAACCCCCCTTAATCCAAATGTTTGTGTTGCTTGACTGCCGTCAACGGCCAAATTTTTATCTGTTAAATCAACAAATGAAGCCGAATCATAGGCAACATCTAAAGGAGTGTCAAGAAATAAAGTATCTATGTTTTTAGATAACGTATTAAATGTTGAAAACCTATTCAATGTTGGGTTAAATATCACTACGTAGGTGTTATTAGCAGATCCTAAAGTGTCCAATACTGTTATAAATGTGTCGCCAACGGCTCGATCAGCTGCTAAAGTTGTTGATTCTGCTATACGATTAAAATTAACTATTACCGCTTGTGTTGTCTGGTCTTGCACTGAAACATCAGAAACAACCCTATTTAATATTGTTGTTAAATAATCAATGGCCTCATCTTGAGTGTTGAATGTTGATGAATCTGTTTTAAATATCTCTGAATAGGTTCCTATATTGTATTCCTGCTTTGTAATTCCATCTTTTAAAATGAAGTTATCCCGCACCAACCTATAATTAACCATGCCAGGAGTCATAAATAACGGCGTAGTCTCTAAATTATCTATGCGAATCATCCCGTTTTCTTGATAAACATAATTAGAATCCTGTGTGTAACTATTTAGAATTAGTCCAAATAAAAACAATAATGTGAATAACTTTTTCATGATTTCAAATTGTTAGTGTATTAAATGATGTTTTTGGTTTGTTTTCTGCTCTTCCTTCCCATTCTGGATAAGTTGAATCGTTTTCATTAAGAAATTCGACAATATTGTTACGGTAAGAAGTAATATTCTTGAAGTATGCTGAGTTAATACGGTCTATTGTTTTCTGATTGATTTTAGTCATGTTATCTTGTGGGTTATCCTGAAATTGTATATTTCCGTAGTCAGCTTGGAAGTAATCACCCTCACGAACATTAAGAGCAAGCCAATGGTAAGCAAGAAAAGGCCGTAAACCGTAGTAAATTATTGTATCATTGTCGAGCTCATATTCTTTACCGTCTACTAAATCAACATATTTTTGTGCTGTTGGTTGGCCTGTTGTCTCACTTAAATCATTATATAAAGCAGTATAAAGAGGATCACGTAACAACTCCCTTAATTGAGTTTGTTGCACTTCAAATGCAAAAGCGTTGAAACGCTCTTGATTAAAGTTATTAGAAATATTCCTATATTCCTGGACGTTACTCTGCGTCAATATCACCTTCGCCATTATTCCTCTATTGTTTTATCGGTTTGTTTTAAATCAATTGGTTCCCCTAATATTTTACGTGCTTTATCCTCCTCAAAACCGTAAATCTCGACTAATATCTCAAGCCCTGCATCATATTGCGTAGTCCCTTCGCTTACAGATCGTTGTATTTCTAATATACCTTGAACACCTCCAACAGTACCTTTTAAATTTGCCTGTGCTTTTGCTCTTTCTGCGCTAACTTCGTCACCTCCTTCACCTTCAACCATCAACGCTTCTGCTGTTGCTGATTGGAAATTTAAAGGCTCTATTTCTAAGTTATCTAAGCCCCAAATAGTAAAAGGCATAAATAAATTGAATATTCTTTCAAGCTCCTGTCTATCTTTTTCAGTGATTGAATTATAGTAGTGAAAAGCATCTTGAAAACTCTCTTGATTAAACATTCCATTAGTAGCAATTCCGTTTAATATTGGTGGTTGTTGGAATCTTGCGTAAATATTGGATCTACTCTCACTATTTTGCTTTTCAAATAGTTTGTCAACTCCTATGCGTGGTATCTCTTCAAATATTTTACGGCTACCCATTGCCTCAAGAAAGGCGGCGTTTAATGGTAATACTTTTGTTCTTCCTGCATTGTTAGCCCCTCTACTCTTTTGAACATCTTTTATTTTATCCTCTTGCTCTTTTCCGCTTGTCAATGCCATTGGCGTTATCTCAACATAATTAGCAGAAAAACCGTTTTGTATATTTCTGAGTTTGTAAACTCCTGATTCATGCTCAAACTGAACATCATCAAGTACGCTATCAAATGTTGCGAGTGGGTATATTTCTTTTCTTTCTGGAATCCAATATAAAACTTGTCCTGGATAATTCTCAATGCCTCCACTCTCTGCAATTTCTTCCTGTACTGTTTCTGGATTGAATTTATAGAACTCAATCTTATCATTCTTACTAAATCGGCCTGATTTGCTCCAATCTGGTGTGAATACTAATCTTGAAAAGTCTTTTTTCCAGCGTAATGTTTTGAAGGGAATTTCTTGAATCTCTATTATTTCGCCTAAAACATTATAATTAAAATGTAGTGGAACTCCGAATTTTGATTTTTCAATTGAAGTGTGATCGAGTATATCAAATAATGTTTCCCCGTCATCATTAACAATGATTTTATTTATATCCTGACCGCCCTGTTCTTTGAATCCTTGGCCTGCTAAAAATCTGCCTAATGTTCTTATAGCTGTTTTGCAACTCTGTGAACGTTGAGCCATTGATTCAACCTTATCCGGATAGAGATTATCCTTTCCGTATAAGAGAATATTACCAGAGCCACGCGATAAATAAAGAGGGTTAGGAAGTCTCTCAACGTAAACAGCTTGTTCGACAGTGTTAACAGTTGCAAATAAATCACCTTGTACAACACCATCATCATTATGGAATGAACCTGAAGCATTCGACCTTGCATCGCTCATATCTTGAATTTTTACCAAAGTTAATTTTTAATTAGATTAAATACAAATAAAAAAGAGGTTACTAAAAAGCAACCTCTCTCAATAATTAACCTATATATCTAAAACCAACTGCCTGCAATCTTTGCGTCAACAAATTCCTTATGAATTGTTTCGGGGACTCCATAACCTTTCACGATTTTTCGAGTGCCTAAACCAAGTCCCATGAATACGTTAGCTGTTTTCTTTGGCTTCTTACCTTTGTACTCTTTGAATTTCTTCTCAAGCTTCTGGTAATTTTCATAAGCCGCTTTTTTGATTTTCTTCGGATCAAAACCGTTCTCATCACACATTAAAAGGTGTAATTCAGCAAACTTGGTGTAATCCTGGGCATCTTGAGCAAGCTCTTTTATTTTGGCTTCCTCTACAAGTTTAGCGGCTTCAGCAGCGGCCTTGTCGGCTTTCTCTTTGGCCAGCTTATCAGCTTCAGCAGCGGCCTTGTCGGCTTTAATTTTAGCCTCTTGTTCTGGTGTCATTTACTTTTCGGTTTTAGTTTGTTTAACTTCTTTGATTATTCCAGCTTTTAGCCAGATTTTCAGGATTCTATCAGGAAAGGAATTGAGGTTATCATCAGACAACCTCTTCCCTTTATATCCTGTATTTCCTTTTTGCTTTGCTAATTTATAACTATTTATCATAATTCACAAATTAAACAACCGGAGTTAATAAAGCTTCTAAATCTACAGTACTCGCAATTACTTGCGCTTCGAATACTTCAGGTGGATCAACATCGGGAGTTTTAGCAATAAATTGCAATGTACCTCCTAGTCCAGCATCACCTTGGTTATCTTGCCAATCTGATAAACGCATACCAACACCAACGGGTGACGGTGTTGCATCAACTTTACCACCGTATATAATAGCGCGACCCTCAAGCAAAGGGATGATAATAACAACCTTGTTAAATCTCATTCTCACAAGATTTTGCCTAACAAGTGCGTCAATATTGTTTACCCTTGCATCAACCTGATCGTCAAATCCATCAACACCATCAATAACCCGCAAAACAGAAGTGCCGATTATATTCGAAGATTTAGGGCATTGGATTTTATAAGCTGCCGCCCCTGTCTCAGTTAATGTGATAGCGGTGATCTCTTCAGTGACCCCGGTATCTTTAGTAACTGTCGCTGTTTTCCACTCAGAGTAATTCAGAATATAAAAATAATTCTGAATACCTCCTTGTTGGAGGGCATCACAATCAAATGTAACGCCCGCATCTAATTTGCAGCTCATATTTAATCCTCCTTAACTATTAAAATCGCGTTAGTTACTGCGACCGTATCACCTGATGCGCAAGCCAAAAACCCCCTATAATATAAGTCTAATGGATTTGTGACATACAAACGTGAAACACCATCTGTTGAAGTTGCTGCTAAATTTGCCGAAGCATCAGCCAAATCATAAAAATTTACATTATTATTTGACCCTTGGATCTTCGCAACACTTAATGAATCTGCTACATCTACTTTAACAAATGTGAAAGTAACAACTGTGGTTGAATACTTTTCAACTGCTCTATTACCAGCATAAGTTGAAGTGTCTGCTTGAACCGTGTCGTTAGCAAATGGATAGCTTTGTTTCTGTGCGCTTGCTGTTATACCTAGTACAACAAAAAGCAAGCTAATTAAAAATAATTTTTTCATATCACTATCTATTAAGCTGGTTCATAAAGAACGATTTCTGAAGACTCTCTATAATTTGCATCGGCTTTAAGGTCAATACGCACAAATCTCAAGCGTCCTGCATTTTCTTTATAGTCAATGCGTGGATTCTCATTTGTATACTCAACATAAAAACCAAAGAATAGATTAGATGTTGCAGCATCGGCCACGCCTTTTGCACCTACTATATAATTTTTTGGTAATCCAGAATAGTGTACAATCCTTTTGTTTAAGAATAGCATGCTAATCTCTTCATCAAGAACACCGACCGTTGTTTTCTTCGCATCATTATTGAAGCGTTGTAACAATTTAAAATCTGTTGTGTTCATGTGAATCTGATAGTTGCTATCATCAATAAACTTATCAGGTATTGCGCTCCAAACTTCAGCAACACGATCCGCAACATTGGCCTGGGTAATTGCTCCGGCTGGTGTTACTTTAATTGTGTTAGCATCAGCACTCGCACGTGTGATAATACCGTTAAATTTATTAAGTGGGTCGTTAGCTAACAGAGTAGTGTCACCTTGCCAGAATAATTTCGAAAGTTGCGTACCTCCATTGTTCATGTAAAGTTCGATTACATCAGCTAAGAACTCAGGATTGTGCATTAAATTGGTAAAGTCACCAACTGGCTGCCACTTTTCCCAAACATCTTGAAAGTCCTCTGGTAAAAACTCTTCATAGAGAGTCATTTTCTGAGGTTCAATGCTTCTTTCCGCGTAAGTAGTTGTTACACTTTCAGTGGCTGGAACCCCGGAGGTATAGTCACCTATTGGATCTTCAGTTTGACTAAGGCGGGGTAAGGCTCTCTTTTGAGCAATTCCGACCTGTACGTTAGTTACTCCTTTTTCGATTACTTGGTTTCCTACTGTGAAAACCTGATATAAAAAGGATAAAAAATCACCTGCGTATGAGCTATTTCCTACATTCATGATTTACAATTTTAAGCGTTAGCTAGTTCTTCTTTCTTCTTCTGAATGTCGGCCGCAAGCTTACGCATATTTGCCTGTGCACTTGCTTGAGTTCCAACTTCCAACTCAATAGATTGAGAGTTTTTAATTTTTGGAACCTTCTTTGTGGATCCTGCACTTCTCAATTCTGCAATACTATCAGCAATAAGTTTTGCTGTTTTAGCCTCAGAATCAACAAGCAGTTGAGCAACTATCTCAGTAACTTGCTCCGCTGTTATACCTTCGTTAGTTGCTGCAGCTTGCACCTCAACAATTTCCGAAACAACGTTTTCAGCATTAACCTTAATGGTGCGTCCATCTTCAAGAGGATAGTCACCCTCTGCGGTTGTAGCTCCTGACAATTGCACTTCAGAGTCAACTTTCAACTCACCTTCATGCAAAAGTACTTTACCGTCTTTATCAATCGTTGAATTGATAACGGTATCTTCTTTTTTACCGAATCTTAAATTCATATTTAAACTATTTAATTTATTTTGTGGTACTTTATACCCGAATTTTTCAAGCCTACTCAAATCATAATGAGCGGCGGCCCTCATTGGCTCTGTAATATGTTTAATAAGTCCTACCTCAAGGGCCTCGGAGGCTGTTAACCATTCACCATCACCATTGTTTTCATTCATTAAGGCTGTCATTTCTTCCTTAGTATTGCCTGTTTGGTCTGAATAAACACCTGCCATTGTTCCGTTAATCTTATCTAACCATGAAGCATAACGACTCATATCAGAAGAAACACCACATGCACAACCTCTTGCCTGGTGTATTAGAATCATGTTCGTGTTGGACATTGTAATATTGTTGTCTGTGGCTGCGGCTGCAATGATTGTTGCAATGGAAGCTGACCACCCTGTATATTCAACCTCAATATTTGCCGGATTCTTTGCAAGTGCTGAATACATCGATTGACCGTGATTAACATCACCGCCCAGGGAATCAATATTTACTTTTATGGTATCTGCTTTAAGGTTGGATATTTCCTTTAACTCTGCTTGCATCTTTTCTTTAGTAGATACATATTCTTTTTCCATATCTGCATCAAACTGCCACCATTCAGGGCAACCAATAAAACCAGATATATTAATCTCTGCGGTTTTATTAGCTTTCATTTGGATTGTTGACCAGGTGGTAAGTTGTTTTGGTCTATTGAATAAGTTCATATTGCTGTATTTAGTAACAATTGTTACACAATATTAATTCTTATTTAGAACAAATAAAAATTATAAAGCAATAGTGTCCAAATTAGGGCATAAAAAAACCCCCAGTCCAGAACCGGGGGCAAACCTTTAATCGAACAAAATCTTACATCGAATACAAAGATATGAAATTATTTAATGTTTGTCAAATTACTTTAACATTCTATTTCCTGAAGGAGTGCTAAAATGAGCCATTCTAAGAAGATCGTTTATGTTAACCTTCTTAACTCCTTTCAACTTATTGTAAACTTTGCGCCAGTTGTTATCAATAATTATTACGTTCTCACCCATTGGCATGATGTGGTATTGTAATCCTGTGATTTCGTGGGCTCCTAACGCTAATTTTTTAACTCTCTTGATTTGTCTTTTGGTTTTGTATTTGAGAGGTCTTTTGGTTTGATAATTATGGTCGTTCCTTCGCTTCCAGTTTTTAAACCAGGTCTTTAATTGTTTAAGTTTTTTCATAGGTTAAGTATTATATTGATATCCATAATTCACATGGTAGTATCTTGTAGCGTAAAATCGGGCATCCTGTAAGTGATTGTTTTTATCTTCTGGTTTGTTTAGTGGTTCCTTAGTTGTGGCATCCATAGCCCATTTAAAGTTTTGTAGTTCAAAGATAAGATTTTCAGAGTCCTCATGCACAAAAGTTTCATATTCTTTTGCCATGTCTATAACATCCTTCCGGAAGTCATCATTGATTTTTGTCTTGTCTGCTTTGATTACATTTATACCTGCATCTGATAACTCAAATCGCTTATCTTTTCGAGCTGAATCACACACAACCTCATGATTTTCCGGATTAACTTCTTTGATTAGGCTTATTAATTCACTGTTTAATATCTCAGGTTGATAGAGTATTTCACGCATGTACACTCGTTTTTTCTTCTTATCGAAATTGAGTTTAATAATAGCGTGCGGATCATTGCCTCCCCAATCAAGCCCATAAACAGTATAAAAGTATGTGTCCTGTGGTAATTCTTTGTAGAGTTTCCACTTCTTAAATATCTGCCCTTTGGCTCCTGATGAAACAAGACCTTTGATATCAGTTAAATAATGGTCGAGTGTCCGCTCATGGTTTTTGTAATCCTCCCACATTTCGCGGGTGACTTCATTAATGTTATCATAGTTGTCCAGGTAAGTTGAGAATATACTTAAATGCCTTGGTAATCCTTTAGGAATAAAATTGAAATACTCTTCATGTTCCGGGTGAGGCTCAAGATTGTAATATGTTTTTATTATCCAGTGGTCTTTCTGTGGAGGGTTCCAAATGCGTAATATTTGAGGCTGCGCTTTGGTGGTCCTAAGTGAATCTTTAAGCTTTCTATAGTCGTATTCTTCTACCTCTTCAAATTCCTCAATGATTATATTTGTAGCACCGGCAATCGATTTCATTTTAGCGGTACGACTGTTTGAACTCTTCCTGAACCCTTTTGATTCAATCTTATTGCCATTGGGTAAGTATTCAATCGACATATTATTGTCATTGAAATGAAACTTATCCATTAGCTTGATGCCGAATTCCTCTTCTTTCTCTTCGATTCTATCTTTGAAGTCTTGATATAATGAGGTCCTGATATCTGAGTGGACCAATCGCATGAAATAACCCCGGAAATACTTAGATGATATAATCTTTAAAAGGAAGTAATCAGTTGCAAAATGACTACCCCCTCTTCCACGTCCACCGCAAATGTCTATCTCATAGGCTGTTGCATCACTAAAAACAGGGTTATATATTTCATTGAAATGGAACTGCATTAACTAGCTTTTCATGTTGTTTGATAATATTTTGGTTCAATTATTTCGATGTCTTCAGACTTTAATATATTTCTAAACCCGATATTAATTTTCAATGGTTGGTCTTCGTCTTCTTGCTCTAATTTAAGGCTATTTTTATTTATCTTCTTAACTACACCCACAAACATGTGTTTATTAGTGTTCTTGCGCCTGTAATATACCCTCACTTTTTTATTGAGCATGGGCTTTACTTTTAATCTGATTAGTTCGATGTGTTCGCTCATTTTGCTGTTCCTCCCCATTGCCCTGCCATAGCTTTTGCTATTCCTGGATATGTTTTTGACCTTATCTTTTGCCTGTTAGGCCCCGGAGGACAATAATGCACCTTTGCTCTTTCTGCATATGATAACTTCATCATTTCGTTATATACATTGTTTGTTTCTTTTAGCTTAGGTAATCCATAAAGCCACAAGCAAGTTGCCTTCTTTTCTAAATGGCCGAACTGGTAGGGCTGAATTATTTGTGTTGGCTTAGAGTTTTCAGAAGCTAAGAATATTTCGTTTTTAGCGTGCTTGTGCATTATAGGGTTTTCTATAGCTATCTTGTTACCTAGTTTACCGTAAAATTTGAATATCTTAAAGAATTCTGCACCTTCTATCATTTTGTCAATTCTATCCTTCTTAAAGCCATTTTCTTTTTTACAATCAATATATAAATGCTTTGAACCTGAATTAGCTAAAAAAGTACATGTCGGAAAGGCTATAACTAAATCCCATTTACAACTGTATAATATATTTCTAACATCACCTTTTATATGCCATTCAGGATGCCCGCCGGAACAATCTTGTAAATCACAACTATAGGCTTCATGACCTAATTTTCTAAGCTCAATTGTCACAGCTTGGCTTTCTTCACATGCTACTAATACTTTCATTCCTTAATTTCTTTTATTACCTCCTTAGTCTCAAATTGCCTGTTTAAAATAACTGGCTCTTCTTTAGGTTCAAGTACTTTGACTAAAAGAATTACTACAAGTATTGCAATAAGACTAAATAGGATGTATGATATTGTTTTTGTTTTATTTAAAGGCATCGAAAAAGTGTTTTAGATATCCTTCAACATGTAGATACATAAATA